CCGAAGCCGGCAACAACTGGATCGGCTATGTCATCCACATGGCGCCGGGGCCGATGATGGCCGTGTCGCCCACCGTGGAGATGGCCAAGCGGAACTCGCGCCAGCGCATCGACCCGCAACTGGAGGATGTGCCTGAGCTGCGGGAACGGGTGGCGCCGGCGCGCAGCCGGGATGCCGGCAACACCATCCTGTCCAAGGAGTTTCCCGGTGGTGTGCTGGTGATGACCGGTGCCAACAGCGCCGTGGGACTGCGCTCCATGCCCGCCCGCTATCTGTTCATGGACGAGATCGACGGCTACCCCGGCGACGTGGAGGGCGAAGGTGATCCGATCCTGCTGGCGGAACGGCGCTCGGCCACGTTCGCCCGCCGCCGCAAGGTGTTGCTGGTGAGCACGCCCACCATCAAAGGCACCTCGCGCATCCAGCGCGAGTTCGAGGCTTCGGATCAGCGCTATTTCTTCGTGCCGTGCCCCCACTGCGGCCATGAGCAGCCGCTGCGCTTCAGTCAGTTGCGCTGGCCGGAGGGGGAGCCCGATGCTGCGCGCTATTGTTGCGAGGCCTGCGAGCGGCTGATCGACGAGCACCATAAGACCCGCATGCTCGAGCAGGGGCAGTGGCGAGCGACGGCCGAAGGGGATGGCCGTACCCAGGGCTACCATCTGTCGTCCCTCTACAGCCCCGTGGGCTGGTTCTCCTGGGGGGAGGCGGCGCGCATGTTCGAGGCCGCGCAGCAGAACTCCGACCTGATGAAAGGCTTCGTCAATACCGTCTTGGGCGAGCCCTACGAGGAGGAGTTCGAGGCGCCGGATTGGGAGCGGCTCTACGAGCGGCGCGAAACCTATCCGGTCGGCATCGTCCCGGCGGGCGGTCTGTTTCTCACCGCCGGCGTCGATGTGCAGCGGGATCGCCTCGAGTGCGAGGTGGTGGCCTGGGGCCGCAACAAGGAATCCTGGTCCGTCGACTACCGGGTTCTGGACGGCGATACCGCCCAGCCCGAGGTCTGGAAAAAACTCGACCGGCTGCTCGGCCGCGACTGGCCCCACGCCTTCGGCACCACCCTGCCGATCCGCGTCATGTGCGTGGACTCGGGCTACGCCACCCAGGAAGTCTACGGCTGGGTTCGCCAGTATCCGCAGGCGGTCTGGGGCGGCGCCGGCGCGCGGGCCTCACAGCCGCGCACCGTGGTGGCCGTCAAAGGGCGCGATACCGAGACGGCACTCATCCTCAGCGTCTCCAAGGCCGATACCGGCGGCAAGCGGCGGGGGCTTCGGGTATGGAATGTCAGCGGTCCCGTGGCCAAGGTCGAGCTCTATCGCTGGTTGAAGCTGCCGCGACCGACGGACGAAGCGCTGGCGGGCGGCGAGCCCTACCCACCCGGGAGCTGCCATTTCCCGCAATACGGCGAGGAATACTTCAAGCAGCTCACTGCGGAAAAGCGGGTTATCCGGCTGCGCAAGGGCTTTCCCAAGGCGACCTGGGAGAAGGACCCCGCGCGCAACAACGAGGCGCTGGACTGCCGGGTGTACGCCCGCGCGGCGGCCAGCATCTACGGGCTCGACCGCTTCAAGGAGATCCACTGGAAGCGGCTCGAACAGGCGCTTGGCGTCGATGCCCGGCCGGTGGCGGAAGCCGAGCCGGTTCGGCCGGCCGTGCCGCCGGCGGCCCCCGTCAAAGCGCTGCGGCCACTGCCGCAACGGGCGACCGTGACGGCCGACGATCCCTACCTCTGAGGATTCTCCATGACCGAGACGACCACTCTGCGCCAGCGGCTGCTGGAGGCGGAGGCTGCCCTCCATCGCCTGATGATCGGCGAGCGGGAGGTCACGGTGTCGGTGGGCGGCTATGGCGCCACCACCTACGCCCAGACCGACCGGGGCGCCCTCGAAGCCTATATCGCCCGGCTCAAAGCCGAGATCGCCACGCGCGAGGGCAAGCCGCGCCGAGGCCCGCTGCTCATGAAATTCTGAACCCGAGGTACACAAGAGGTGAGCCCTATTCAGTCCAGCACTGCAGTGCGGCCGCAAATACTGGGGCCGGATGGCAGGCCGCTCCCGCCATCCAAGGCTCCCGCGGCATTAGCACGTCCCTGTGCGTCACCCATGGCTCAGGACACCGCCCATCGCGCCGCCTCGCTGACGGCCCGGGAACTGGCCAGCTGGTTGCCGCCCGTGGGCTCGCCGGACGCGGACCTCATCGGCGAGTTGCCGACCCTGGTCGCCCGCTCGCGGGACCTGGTGCGCAACCACGGCGTCGCCGCCGGCGCCATCCAGACGTTGGTGGACAACGTGGTCGGCGGCGGGCTGCGGCTCTCGGCACTGCCGGACTACAAGGCCCTGGGGCGGGACAAGGATTGGGCCGATGACTGGTCGCGCCGCACCGAGGCACTGTGGCGCAGCTGGGCCGAGACCACCGAGTGCGACGCCGCCCGCAGCCTCACTTTCGCCGGGCTGACGGCGCAGGTATTCCGCTCTGGCCTGGTCAACGGTGAGGCGTTGGCACTGCCGCTGTGGCTGCCCAAGCGCCACACCCGCTTCGCCACCACGCTTCAGCTGGTCGAGCCGGACCGCCTGGCCACCCCGGCGAACCGCCTCGATGACCGCAGATTGCGCGGCGGCATCGAAACCGATGCCTACGGCGCGCCGCTGGCCTACTGGATCCGCAGGACCCATCCCGGTGACCGGCTGATGGGGACGACGGAGACCGGCGCGCAGTGGCAACGCATCCCGGTGCGCACGGCCTTCGGTCGCCTGCGGGTGATCCATGTGCACGACAAGGAACGCACCGGCCAGAGCCGCGGCAAGCCCATCCTGAGCAGCATCATGCCGCTGTTCAAGATGCTCGATCACTACGAGCGCTCGGAACTGCAGGCGGCGGTGGTCAACGCCATGATCGCCGCCTTCATCGAAACGCCCCTGGACGGGGAAGCCATCAGCGAGATGTTTGGCGGCTCCACCGAGGACTACATCGCCGCGCGCAACGAATGGCAGGTGAAGCTGCAGGGCGGCGCCGTCATCCCGGTCTTCCCGGGCGACAAGGTGGCGCCCTTCACCCCGAGCCGCCCCAACGCGGCCTATGCGAGTTTCGTCGAGAACGTCCTGCGCCACATCGGCACCGGCCTTAACCTGCCGTTCGAGCTGCTGATGAAGGACTTCTCCAAGACCAACTACGCCTCGGCCCGCGCCGCCCTGATGGAGGCCTGGCGCTTCTTCACCGGGCGCCGGCTGTGGCTGGCGACCTACTGGGCCAGGCCGGTGTACGAGCTCTGGCTGGAGGAGGCGATCAATAAGGGGCTGATCGAAGCCCCCGGCTTCTATCAGAACAAGGCGCTGTGGACACGCTGCAAATGGATCGGCCCCGGGCGCGGCTGGATCGACCCGGTCAAGGAGGCGCAGGCGTCGAAGCTGCGCATGGAGATCGGTCTGTCCACGCTCGAGGACGAGTGCGCGGCCCAGGGCCTCGACTGGGAGGAAGTCCTGGAGCAGCGCGCCCGCGAGCAGGACAAGCTGCGCGAGCTGGGCCTGACCCTGGGAGAAGCGCCGCCGCCCACCGCCGACGAGGATGAACGAGACGATGAGATTCTGGAACCACGCCGCCGGTGAGCCCTGGGCCATCACCGAGACGGCCCTGAGCACCATCCTGACGATCGCCGCCCGTGAACACGAGCTGCCCCAGGTGCTCTCGGCACGCCGGGGCCGCGACCTGATCAATACCCAGGTCACCGAGGAGCGCGATGGCGTGGCCGTGATCCCGGTGGTGGGGCCGCTGTTCCGCTACGCCAATCTGTTCACGGCGATCAGCGGCGCCTCCAGCTACGAGATCCTCGCCAAAGACTTCACTGCGGCACTGGAGAACCCGGACATCCGCGGCATCGTGCTGGACATCGACTCCCCGGGTGGCGAGGTCAACGGCTGCGCCGAGTTCGCCAACATGATCTACGAGGCCCGCGGCATCAAGCCCATTCTCGCCTATGCCTCGGGCGACGCCGCCTCCGGCGCCTACTGGATCGCCTCCGCCTGCGACCAGATCGTTGTGTCGGAAACCTCCTCGCTCGGATCGATCGGCGTTGTGGCGGTGTACCGGGGTGGCGAGGCGGCCTCGGATCGGGTGGAGATCGTCTCCTCGCAAAGCCCGCTGAAACGGCTGGATCCCCAGTCGGACGAGGGACGGCTGCGACTGCAGGCCCGCATCGACGCCATGGCTCAGGTGTTCATCGACACCGTCGCGCGTAACCGCGGCGTCGACCCGACCAAGGTGGTGAAGGATTTCGGTGCGGGCGACGTGCTGGTGGGCCGCAAGGCGGTTCAGAACGGCCTGGCCGACCGCACCGGGTCGCTCGAGAAAACCATCGCCGACATCCCGGACAGCAAACCCGCGGGCAACCCGTCACCCGGGCCGTCCCGACAACCCCACACATCGACTTTGCAACACGAGGAAACCGTCATGGATTTGGAAACACTGCAGGCGGAGCACCCGCAGCTGGTGGCCGCGCTGATCGCCCAGGGGGTGGATCAGGGGCGCGCCCAGGAGCGCGAACGCATCGGCGCCATCGTCGGTGCCGAGTCGGCCCAGGGGCGTGAGCAACTGGCCCGGCACTTGGCCTTTGCCACCGACATGCCCGCCGAGATGGCGGTGGCCGCGCTGGAGGCGGCTCCGGTGCAGGCGGCTCAGGCCCCAGAGACACCGACCGCCACGAGCGGTTTCGAGCAGGTGATGGCCGCCATGGGCAACCCGGCGATCGAGCCGGATGGTGATGACGAAGAGGACGCGCTGGAAGACGTTGCCAAGCGCCTCGCAGCCTATCGATAGGAGGTAAGACGTGACGATTCCAGGCATTGCTGCAGGGTTCACCGATCAGGGCGCCACGCGGCCCGACAACCTTATCGCCGGCGAGTACCCCAGGGTGAGCCGGCTGGTCACTATCACCGGTGGCGTCGCCCTGCCGGTCGGCGCCGTGCTGGGGCGGATCTCGGCCAATGGCCGCTACCGCATCAGCACCCTCGAGGCCGAGGACGGCTCCCAGACGCCGGATGCGATTCTGGCGGAGGCGGTGGACACCACCGCCGGCGACCGGCAGGCCGTCGTCTATTTCACCGGTGAGTTCAACGAACTGGCCCTGTCCCTGGGCACCGGCCACACGCTGGACAGCGTCCGGGAGGCCTTCCGTGACCGCAGTCTGTTCCTGCGCAAAAACCAACCGGTGTAAGGAGCGAGCACCATGATTGATATCTTTTCGACGCACGTCCTGAACCGGACCGTGGAACACCTGGAGCGATCCGCCTCCTTCCTGCTGGACACCTTCTTCGGCTCGGTGCAGACCGAGGACTCCGAGGAGATCCACTTCGATATCGACAAGTCGCGTCCGCGCCTGGCGCCGTTCGTCTCGCCGCTGGTGGCGGGCAAGGTGGTCGACGAGGAGGGCTTCGAGACCAAGAGCTTCAAACCGGCCTACGTGAAGGACAAGCGCCGTTTCGATCCCAATGCGCCCCTCAAGCGCCTGGTGGGCGAGAAGATCGGCGGCGCCCTGTCGCCCCAGTACCGGCGCGAGGCGGCGCTGAACAAGGCGCTGGTCAACCAGCTGGAAAACCTCACCCGGCGCGAGGAGGTGATGGCCAGCGAGGCGTTGCGCACTGGCAGGGTCACCGTCTCCGGCGAGAACTACCCGACCGTGGTGGTGGACTTCCAGCGCGACCCGGCCCTGACCCTGGCTCTGAGCGAGGGCAACACCTGGGACCTGCCGGCCACCAACGTGCTCGACGACATCGAGGACTGGGCGGCACTGATCCAGAGCAAGTCCGGGGTGGCGGCCCGCACCGTGGTGATGGACCCCAAGGCCTGGCGCCTGTTCAAGAACAAGGACAAGGTGGAACGCCTGCTGGATATCCGCCGAGGCACCGGCATTACCCTCAGCGTCGACCCCATGGTACGCGGCCAGGGCAATGAGAAGGCCCGCTACGTGGGCTCCATCGGCGACTTCGATTTCTGGGTCTACAACGACCTCTACGTGGACGATGACGGCCAGCCCCGGAACCTGCTGCCGGACTACACGGTACTGATGGCCAGTCAGTCCATGCTGGAAGGTACCCGTTGCTACGGCGTGATCCAGGACGAAAAGGCCCGTTACAAGGCCAACCGCTACTTCGCCAAATCCTGGCTGGAGGAGGACCCGGCGGTGCGCTGGCTGCTGATGCAATCGGCGCCGTTGATCGTGCCCTACCGTCCCAATGCATCCTTCTGCGCGACCGTTCGATAGGAGGCCGGTATGCAGATCATTCCCCTCATTGCCCTGCGCGTCGGACGCGCGGAGCAGGCCGCCACGGTGCTGCCCGGCGAGCCGGTGGAGGTTCCCGAGGACGAAGCCCGGCGCCTGATCGACCGTGGCTTCGCGCGACCGGGTGAGCCCGTCGCCATCGACACCGCCGAGCTGATCGATGCCATCGTGGACGCCATCGCCGATCTCGATTCCGAGTCCTTCGGCAAGGACGGCAAACCCAACGTGAAGGCCATCGAAGCGGTGCTGGGGCGGGACATCACCGCTGCCGATCGCGACCAGGCCTGGGCGACCTACCAGCGCCTCGCCGCCGACACAGCAGACGATGAATAGCCGGGCGCGTTTCGCCCGCGCCATTGACAGTCAGTTCCGGCACCTGGGCCGGGAGGCCACCTATATCCCAGCAACGCAGGCGGCGATGACCATCCGGGTGATCGCCCGGCGCCCGGAGCAGTTGTTCGAGCTGGGTGAGGGGCGCGTGCACGGCGAGGATGCCGAGCTGGAGTTCCGTGTCTCGGAAGTGCCGCAGCCCCACCGGGGCGATGAGATCCAGCTCGAGGGCCGGGTCTACCGGCTCGAAGCCGAGCCGCGGCTGGATTTGCACCAGCTGGTGTGGATCGCACCAGCCTTGCCGGTGGAACGAGAGTGACAACGGAGTGAACCATGTTGGCACTGCAAATTACCCCCAAGCCGCCGCTGTCCCAGTGGCCCCAGGCGCTGGCCGCCAGCGAGGACCAGACCCGCAAGGCGGCGGTGCGGGCGTTGAACAAGACGGCGCGCTGGCTGCGTACGCAAGTGACGCGGGATACCGCCCGTTCGCTGGACGTCAAGGTGGGTGCGGTGCGCCCGGGCTTGGTGCTGCTGCGGGCGCGCAACAGCCGACCCGAGGCCGGAGTGGCCCTGGCGAAGACGGCCGGCGTGATCAAGGCCGCGGCCCTGGGCACCCCACGGCAAACGGCAAGAGGGGTGCGGGTGGGTCGCCGCCACTGGGATCACGCCTTCCTGGCCGACATGCCGAATGGACACCAGGGCGTGTTTCGGCGCCGCGGCAAGGCGCGGCTGCCCATTCAGGAGGTGCAGTTGGTGGTCACCGGGCGCATGGCCAACGTCATGGAGGATCTCTCCGAGGGGCCGGCCTTGCGCCACTTCGAAACCTTGTTTCAGCGTGAGTTGCGTTATTTGTCGAGGGTCGCCTGATGGACCGATTGACCCTGCTGCATCAAACCTTGCTGGAGGGGCTGGCGCAGATCGCCGGCGTTCGGCACTGCAGCCCCTTTCCCAAGCGCCGGGACGAGGTGCGCCTGCCGGCCATCTTTTTGGATCTGGCAGAGCTGGAGCCGGCCCGGGATCCGGGTACCGGCGAACTGGCCCTGATCGCGCACTGGGAGGCGCGGGTCCTGGTCTCGGACCGGCAGCCCGAGGCCGTGCTCTGGAGTCTGGTGCAGGCCGTGATGCTCTGGCTCTACGATCACGCCTGGGCGGAGCTCAATGTCGGGCGTGCCAACATCAAACAGGCAGCCCCCGATCATTTCAGCCCGGAGTACCAGGGTCACCGCATCTGGTTGGTGGAATGGACCCACACCCTGCGCGTGGGCGAGAGCATCTGGGCGGGCGAGGGCATCGTTCCGGACACCGTCATCCTCGCCTGGAACGGCGAAGCCGGAGATCAACTGGAGCTGACAGGCGATGACCCTGACGTTTGAAGTCACCGAATTGCACCGGCGGCTGGCAAATCTGATCCGGCTGGGGCGCGTCATCGCTGCGGACTACGCCGGCGACATCCCGCGCCTGCGGATCCGGATCGGTGAACTGGAGACCGCCTGGCTGCCCGTGATGACGTCGCGGGCCGGCGGGGACAACTGCTGG